TGGCCCAACTTTCCTACGTTACTGAGAACGTAAAAGAGGCTATTATTAAGATATGCGCCGAGCTGTACCAGAACCGAGGCATAAGCGTAACCGGTACTATTGTAAGTAACCTTAAAGCGGATCTAAACAGCCTGCTGGCTAAGGAACGTACTAAGCTCTTCCTATGAATCCGGGGTTATTGAATGAACAAGTAACGTGCTACGCCTACACAACTCAGGCGGATAGTATGGGCGGCTTTCGGTCTAAAGAGTCTGTAAGTTTTACGGACTGGGCGAACGTGAAGCGGTTAGGCAGTTCTAAAAATGCAGACGATGCGCGGGTACTGAACGTAAACCGATACGAGATTACTATGCGTTCCCGCTTGGATTGGTCCGGCGATATAGACGGCCCAGACTTTCCGAGCGATGTATTTAAAATAGAATATAGAGGCAGAAGCCTGAGCGTAGACGGTCCGGCCATAGAGGGGCCAAATAGGGCCTTTGTAACTTTCCAGGCAGTAGAGCGGCAAGCGTAGTGCGTATAGAGTTCAAAGTAGACCAGCGCGAAATAGACAAGCTCATGCGCGACCTATCGGCCTACGGCGGCCGAGTGGCTAAGAAGATAGAGCAGGAAACTGGGTACGCTGCGTTAGAGGTTCAGCAGTTAGCAGCACGTAAAGCGCCTCACAACCTGGGCCGGTTAGGTTCATCCATACAAGTACAACGCCAAGCGCGATCCGTTAAGATTAGCAGAAGGCTCAGGGGCCAAGCTGCGCGGGTTACTTATATAGTCGGTACGGCGTTAAAATATGCGGCCGCTGTAGAGTTCGGGAGCGTTCCACATTGGGCGCCTATAGCACCCTTAAAGCAATGGGCTAAAAGAAAGTTAGGAGACGAGGGCGCGGCCTACGCTGTGCAGAAGAGTATAGCCAAGAAGGGTACAAAGCCCAAACCTTTTTTAAGACCGGCCTATATGAAGGTTATACCAGGCTACAAGAAAAAGATTAAACGAATACTTAGATTCATTCGATGAAGGTAGGGGTATGGATGCCGCTGTACGGCCGTCCGTTAGTTCTTAGAGCTGCTTTAGAGAGTTTCAAGGCCATGCGTATACGTTGGCGAAATATGGGCATAGAGTTAGAGCTATGCGTAGGCTGGTCCCTGCCCGATGACCTTACCCAAGTGGTCAATCACTACGGCTATCCGTACGCTTCTGTATTCGCCGAGAATGACCCTTTAAGCTATAAGCAAGAAGCTATTTTAGATATAATGCGCGGCCGCTTTGACTACTATCTACAAATAGGGTCAGACGATGTATTTATAGAGGAAGCAGACATATACTACGAAGAGGCCCTAACCAGAGGGGTACAGTACGTAGGATGCCGGTCCGTTTACTTTATAGAACCGAGTACCCAGAGGGCGGTAAGTACGGCTATGACGCATACAAGCGTAAATAGCGTCTTTGGTGCCGGTAGGCTATGGAGTGCCGCCGCTATGGATAAAGTGTTAGAGAACGGCCCTATATGGCCCAAGGCTATGAACAATCAGCTGGACCTACTAAGCGAAAAGCAATTCAAGGCCGCCGGGGTATGGATGGAAACCTTTGAAGAAGAACGGCCCTTCATTGTAGACATCAAAAGCGAAACCAATATCTGGAAGTTTAAGAAGTACCAGAACGAACGAGCCGAGGACTACCGGGATATAGTAGGACGGATGGACAAGGGGGCGCGGGCCGCCGTAAATTTGTTACATGAAGTTAGCGCAGGGGCAAATACTTAAAGCGGTTTATACGCTGTTAAAGGACAAGGTACTGGCCCCGGAATTGGCGGGAGCCTATAACCTTAACTACGTCCAGCGGGTCATAGATGACGGCGGGAGCATTATAGTAAGTACTTGTTTCAGCGACAATACAAGCCTAACGGGGTCTTATATACCCGCGTACACTTCACAGACCCCAACTTTTGCGGATAAGGCTTATATATTTATATACGGTCTTAACACAAACGAGACCGGGCCGCAGGATGAGTTTATATACGAAGTGGCTATATCTGTTAAATGTGCAATAGTAGCCGAGCGGACAAGCATAAGCGCCGAGGATCTAAATAACTTCGGAGACACCGTAGCGGACCTTATGCAGCCTACTACTTTTGACAGTATCACAGTAACGGGCTTTAACATCGTTACGCAACAGCTGGAAGCGGTAAACTATGTACTGCCTGAGGTCCAGGACAGCCGCTATGAATGGTCTGTTACTTTGGACTGGCTTGTACGGGTAGAAGAGATTTAATACATTCGCCGCGTAGCTTTCTCATATCGGGTTACAATTTAGGTTTTGAAGGGTCGCTGGAGAGTGGCCCTTTTTTGTTTCTGCCTAATTTTGTAGCATCTAAAAACTCTACATAATGGCGAAAATAGACGGCCGTTTTATCCGCCTTGAATTTGGCGCAGGAACATTCTTGAAAGGGGTAACTACCTCCAACGTCTCTCTGTCTGCGGACATGATTGACGCAACTAACTACGAGTCCAACGGGTCTAAAGACTACTTGGCTGGTGAAAAGGGCGGGACTATCTCGGCTACTTTCCTTTTCGATCCGGACGTAAGTTCAGCCAACTTCGGGGACATCTTCGATGCTTGGGAGGGCGGAACATCTACCGCGTACGTCTACGGTCATGCGTCTACTGGTTCGGAGGTTCTTACTGGTTCCTGCCTTGTATCTACTTTGGACTGGGACGGTCCTAAGAACGAGGTAAGCACTTGCACAGCTACTCTTCAGATCACCGGCGCAATTGTCCGCGATGTCGCAAGCTAAAGTTATATGGAATAACGGCGCATCCTTACACCTGGGCGAAATCCTGGGGCATGAGTACGTAGACGAAACCTATAAAGCTCTAAGCGATGCGCTCGTATATTTCCAACGGGTCCGGGAGGCGGAAGAGGACAAACGAATAGCCGCCGCACGGGTCAAGCTATCGGACTGGAAGGGCTTTGCTGCTATTTATTTAGCTGCTCACCTTGCCTACTGCGATGATGCGAAAGACACACCAGAACACGACTTAAACAGCGCTTTAGGATATGTACAAGCTAATCCTGCTGCTATCATTGACGTGCTTGTTATGGCCGTCAATACCCTACCGAAAGCTACGGAAGAGGACACGGGGGAGGCAGTAGCCTAACGTGGGAGGACTTGCTAAACCTCGCCTGCGGGGACTTAGCACTACGGGAGGCAGAGTTTAAGTCCATGACGCACCGGGAGTTTATGCGCCGGGCGTTAGGCCATCAACGGCGCGAAGAAATGGAGTGGCACCGGTGGCGTATGGGTATTTGCTATATGGTAAACATCCAAGCGAGCAAGGGCCATACTATAACGCCGCAGGACGTTATTAAGCTGCCAATGGATGCGGGAGAGGTAGACGGCATAGACAACGATACGAAAGAGGCGCTAAAACAATTTATGCGGAATGGCTAATACTATAGGCGAGCTTAATGTAGAGATAGGCGCCAAGCTGGACAAGTTAGAGGCGGGACTAAACCGTATGGAGCAGTCCATAGGCCATGCCGGAAAGCAGAGCGAAAGCGTAGCGGCTGACAGTTTCGGGAACATTGGAAGCATTATAGCCGGGGCGTTTTCCGTTGGTGCTATAATGAATTTTGCAAAGCAGGTAATAGAAGTCCGGTCCGAGTTTGAGCGCTTCGAATCTGTCTTAGCTAATACATTAGGCAGCCAATCGCAAAGCCGTATAATTCTTGGCGAAATACAAGAATTTGCCGCTAATACACCTTTTCAACTTAACGAGCTTTCCGGAGCCTTTGTAAAGCTGACTAACTACGGCCTAAAGCCTTCTATGGAGGCTATGCGGCAATACGGGGACCTGGCCAGCGCCGTAGGAAAGGGCTTCGACCAATTAGCCGAGGCAGTAGCAGACGCCACTACCGGGGAATTTGAGCGCCTAAAAGAGTTTGGTATACGAGCCTCAAAGGAAGGCGATAAAGTAACCTTTACCTTTAAGGAACAAGCTACCGAGGTAGATTTTACTACCTCAGCCATTCAAGACTATATCCTAAGCCTTGGCGATCTTCAGGGCGTCCAGGGTTCTATGATAGTTCAAATGGAGACGCTGGGCGGTAAGGTTTCTAACCTTGAGGACAATTACGCCAAGCTGCTTACAACTATAGGCGAAACAAAAGTATTTGAGGCTTCAGTAACTGGCCTAAGTGCCGAGGTAGAAAACCTTAATAACTTTATTACAATACTCGGCGATGAGTCCATAAGCACGGCGGACAAATTCGGGGCGCTCTACGACTATTTAATAGATCCTACTGCTATACCTGGGCAGCTTGTTGAAGGCATGGAGAATGCAGCCGATGGAATCAGAACGGCCAGAAAAGAGACGGAAGAATGGATAAACTTTATGACGCTCAACGCAGAAAACGGCTGGTCGGTAATGGCGGACGGGGCGGCGGGTTCTGCAAAGCAGACTAAAGAACTAACTACAGAGCAAAAGAAAGCACAAAAGGCCCTTGTAGAATCATTCCATGAAGCTGGAAAATTTGCCAGAGTTATGGACGAAGTTACAGAGGCTTTAATGCGCTTCGATGATAGAAGCACGTTTAAGCCTATTGATTTAGACGATTTGGCGGAAATAGGATTAGATGAAGAAGAGGGCATATTAGACCCGGCTACAGAATCATTAGACCGTTATACTGCGGGTCTTGC